GTGGCCACGCTGGCCGTGACCCGGGTGACCTTGACGCCGATCGTGCCGCCAACCTGGAACTCGGTGTGCACGCGGTAGAAGTTGTTTCCGTCCTGGTAGCGGACCATGGTCGCGTCGACCCAGGCCTGGCCGGTCGCGACCGCCGAACACGACGTGACCTTGTAGATGTTGACGTCGTCCCCGCAGACCGACGGCAGCCACGCGGCGCTGGTGGTGTTCGCGGCGGCGAACGTGACCAGACCGTTGGAGCCGTTGGCCGACCAGCCCGCGTTGGTCGACCAGGTGAACCCGCTGACCGAGTCGGTGCCCAATCCTGAGGCGACGGTCCGCGCGAACAAGTCGTCGATCAGCCGGACCCTGGTCTGGATCGGTGTGCCGGAGCGCAGCTGCCCGTACCAGGTGCCCAGCGGGTTACGCCTGCTGTAGTTCCCGGAGTGGTTGTCGAGGGTGGCCCGGTGGTCGGTGGTGTCGACGCGGGAGCCCTCGTCCTGCCGGCCGGCCCGGATCTGGATTCCCGCGCCGAAGCGGACGTCCGTCGTGATGTCGGTGAACGCGTAGGTCGACGGGTCGGCCGGGTTCGCGCCCGGGGCGATGTGGAATGAGACCGGCAGGGGCGTCTGCGGGAAGCTGGCCACCGACACCCTCCTACGTGTTTGCGAGGTTGGCGGTGCGGAACAGCTTGCGGATCAGCCTCTGCAGCTCGGCGTCGGCGCCTCGGACGTCCATGACGAGCCGGTGCTCGACCACCTGGTTTCGGCCGGCGCCGCCGGCCAGTGCCGAGCCGGCCGCGCCGAGCTGGTCGACCGAGGGGATGATCGTGCCGTCGCGGTCCGGCACGAACAGTTCCGGCCGCTTCTCGCCGACGACGTAGACATGGCCCTTCTTGACCGGGCCGCCCTCGGCCCGGTAGCCGCCGATCCGGTGCCCGGAGTCGTCGATTCGCTCCCGGACGTCGAGGAGCACGGTGGCGCGGGCGTTCGTGCCGTCGTAGGCGTCCAGCGCGGCCTTCGCGCTCCGGAGCTGGTCGCGGACGCCGGCGATCTCGCCCTTGGTGAGACCGGCAGCCGACAGGGCCCGCTTCAACGCCGGGGTCAACTTCCCGTCCGCGGTGATCCCAGCCGCGTCCGCCTTGTCCTGCAGGTCGAGCGCGGCCTCGGCCAGGTTCCGGGTCGCGGCGGCCGCCTCCGAAGACCGAGGCCCGTACTTCTTGATCGCCGCGGTGAGGTCGTCCTGGGCCTTCTTGGCCTTGTCCTGCCCGTCGAGGAAGGCGAACAGCGGGTCGACCTGGGCCCGCATCGCCTTGTCCAGGTCGACGAGCGCCTTGCGCTGCGCGGTGGTCGCGTCGGTGGTCGCCTTCGTCTGGATGCCCAGGTCGTGCTGGCTGCCGGCCAGGGTGTCCGACGACGCGGCGGCGAGCTTCGAGGCCGTGGTGTAGCCGATCCAGGAAAGCTGCGCCTTTTCACCCAGCAGGCCCGAGCCGGCGAGGAACCCGTACACCTTCGTCAGGCCGTCGAGGGTGCTGCCCAAGGTTTCGATCCCGAACTCGGCGACCTTGAACACCTGGTCAAGGGCCGCAGCGGCGGTGGGGGCGTCGTTGGCCAGCTCGGACAGCACGTCGCCCAGCGCGTGGCCAAGCTCGGGGAGGTCCTGCTTGAGTACGTCGATGACCGGGCCGGCCTTGTCGACCGCATCGCGGATCCCGTGCAGGGTGTTCTCGACCAGCCCGGACACGCCGGAGATCAGCGGCCCCACGTAGCGGGATGCGCTGGCGAAGATCGACCGGAAGTCGCCCTCCATGCGGCCGAATTCGGCGCGGATCTGCCCGATGCCGGCCAGCGTCGCCGGCACGAACGGGCCGGCGGCCTCGTTGAGCTCGTCGCCGATGAAGCTGGACAGGCTCTTGGCGGCCGCCTGGACGCGGGCGTCTTGCTTGGCCAGCAGCAGCCCGCCGACCACCCCACCGACGCCGGACGCGCCGACGACCGCGGCGGCGACGGTTGCCCCGATGATCGGTGCGGCGGCGATCCCGGCGCCGATCAGGACCGGGCCGAGCGGGCCGACCTCGCCGCCCGCGTTCATCGCGTTCGACAGCGCCGACTTGAACGATGCAGCGAAGCCGCCGCCCGCCTTCGCGCCGTCGGCCTCGAACGACTTCGCGTCAGGGATCAGGTCTTCGATCAGGTTCTTCGACTTGGTGAGCTGGCGCAGTTCCGTCTGGGTGCGCCGGATGGCCTTGGTTAGGTCGGCCCGGTCGGCAGCCGTTTCGGCTTCGGCGAACGCGACCGCGAGTTGGTGGAGCTCGTGCTCGACGTTCTTGATCTCGTGATCGAGCTCGGCGGCGTGCTCGGCGGCGGTCCGGTTCGACTTGCCGAACCGCTCGACTTCCTCCTTGGTCTCGCCGGCCTGCTCGCCCAGGTTGTCGGTCGCCTTCGCCGCGCCCTCGGCCGCCTCAGCGACCGTGGTGAGGTTGTCGGCCGCGCTGTGGGTGGCCTGCTCGGTGCTATCGCGGGCGAGGAGTTCCAGCAGGAGCTGGCGCTTGGCTGCCATCGCCGGCTCCCTTCACCTGCTCGAGGTAGTCGAGGTGTTCGGCGATCTGGTCCAGGCTGAGCTGGTGGAGTTCGCGGGGCGGAAGGCCGTGGAAGGTGAAGAACGGCTCCAGGCCGGCTAGGAGGTGGCGGATTCCGGGCTCGGCGGCGGGGTCGTCGAGGAGTCGGCGGCCGGCGCCGGATCCTCGCCAGACTCCAAAGGGGCCGCGGGGACGACCTCCCAGGTCGCCAGCAGGACCGCCGGGTTGAACTGCTCCCAGCCGACCGGGTGGCCCGCACGGTGCATGGCGATCCACATCGCGGCCATCGTCGCCATCGTCGCGCCCTTGTGCAGCTCGTTGCGCAGCCTCCACAGCGGCATGTCGACGGCCTCCTCGAGGGCGGCCAGGTCGCGGCCGGGCAGCCGGGTCAGCTCGGCCTCGTCCCACACCCACCAGCCGTCGCCGTACTGCGCGATGTCCTGCTCGGCGGTGAACCGGAACCGCAGCGCCACGTCAGGCCCCCTCGGCGAGTCGTTGGGTGAAGTCGTCCACCACGGCGAGGATCTGCTTCTCGGCCTCGTCGCCGGCCGTTTCGGTGCCGCGCTCGTGGAAGCCGGGCCGGATCCGCTGGCTCACCCACGGATTCGGCTTCAGGTCGCCGCGGCGGGTGCGCCGGAAGCGGCCGAACACCGGGTGCTTGAGCCGGCCGGCCTCCAGGGCGGGCAGGTCGCGGCGCTCCTTCTTGCCGTCGGCGTAGGTGGCCAGCACGACGGTGGCCTGCCGGGCGTCGGTCCGGGTGGAGCGCCGGTGCTTGAGGCTGCGCGTCAGCGTCGGCGCGTAGCCCGACGGCATCGTCTCCTCGGCGGACGCGTCGATGGCCTTCGTGACCGGGTCCAGGGCCTTGCCCAGGGCGGTGCCGAACTGCCGCCCGAGCCCTTTGTCGCCGGTGGTGCGGATGTGCACGGCGACGGCGCGCAGTTGCTGCGCGCCGGTAATCCGGGCGTCGATCACGTGGTGTTCCGCACGACGCCGGTCGGGTTGGACAGCGGCCAGGAGATCTGGGTGGTGGCGAGCTCGCCGACCTTGTTGCCGAACGGCTGGTACTGGTTCGGCAGGTAGGAGGCGACGTACTCCGGGTTGGTGGTGGTGATCGTGCCCGAGGTGGGCCGGACCTTCACCACGACGGGCGCCCGGGTGGCGTACGCGGTGTACAGGGTGACGTCGGTGGCCGACGCGCCGAAGTCCTGGTTGAAGGCGGCGGTCAGCGTGGAGTCGCCGAGGCCGGCGATCCGGGAGTGGGCGAGGTCGCCGAACGCGGTGTCGTCGAGGGCGTCGTACTGCAGCGGCACCGTGACGCTGGTGCACATCGCCGACATCACCACGGCGTTGATCTCGACCCGGTGGTCGAGCGCAGCGAAAGTGGACATCGATCCTCCTACTTGATGCCCGCGACGCAGGCGATGGTGTGCGTGCCGGTGATCGCGGTGACCCGCAGCCGGTACCAGGGGTCGGTGATCGCGCCGGCCACCCGGGTGCCCCAGGTGCCGCCGACGGTGGTGATCGGCCCGAACGTCATCCGGGTCGTCGGGCTGGCGAAGGTGTTGTCGGGCGCCGACTCGAGGACCGCGGTGATGGTGGTGCCGACCGCGAACTCGTGGAAGATGCCGTACAGGTACTGGCCGGACGCGGCGGCGCCGAGCTGGAACGGCGTGCCTGTCACGCCGGTGGCCGACACAGTGCCCTTGCCCTTGAGGATCCGCCCGCGGACCTCGGCGACGGAAGCAAGGCCGGGGCCACGCGCCGACTGGGCCGTCAGGGAGAACGGCACCATCTCCCCGAGCTTGCCGAACATCTGGTAGTTGAACGTCCGGGCCCGGTAGAAGTACGCCACGCTCGAGTCCAGGCCGTCGGCGCTGTTGGAGATCGGCTGCGACGCCCCGCCGAGCGCCGTGAACGCGGTCGGGTCGATCGCGACGGTGCCGGACTGCCAGAACCCGGCCTCCGACAGCTGGCAGTCGGCGAGGCCAGCGGTCCGGGCCCGGGCCTGGGACCCGAACGGAGTGCTGTCAAGCGCCTCGTACGACAGGGCCAGCGTGGTCGAGTTGAGGTCGCCGGTCATGTCGTAGCCGGCGAACCACGTGGTGAGGTTGTTCGCCGCGAACGTGCCCATCTCAGTCGCCCTTCGGCGCCTTCGCCGGCGCGGCCGGCGGGATGGCCTCGATGAAGCCGGCGTAGACCAGGCTCGGGATGTGCGTCTCGACCGGGTCGAGCCACACGGTGCCGCCGGCCTGGATGTCCTCGCCGGTCTTCGCGCAGGCGATGGCCATGGCCTCGCGTTCCTCGGCGGTCTGGTCGCGGAAGACGACCTTCCACTGCTGGAACTCGTCGGCGTGCGCCTTCACGTAGCAGGCCCGGCAGTGCTCGACCGGCCGGTTGCCCGTGCCGACCGCGATCTGGCCGTCCTCGTTCACACAGAACTTGATCTCCACCGGGCTTCCTTCAGGTGAGGTAGGACATCAGCGCGATGCCGAGGTCGAGGGTTGATCCGGCGCCGTCGTCGTCGACCCAGCTGTCCAGCTCGACGCCGGCGAGGGTGGCGGACTTCAGTTCGGGCAGGTCGCCGAGCGTCCAGTTCGCGGCGAGGTAGTCGGAGATCGGCTGGGCGATCTCCAGGGCGCGTGCCTCGGCGGTCTCGGCGGTGGCCGCGCCGGGCTTGTGGACGCGCACGTGCAGCAGCAGCGTCAGCTCCTCGCTGCGCTTCACCCGGCCGCCGGCGGCGAACGCGGCGAGCGCGGTGGTGCCGATGACCGTGCCGCCGTAGACGAGCTCCCGCGGGATGTCGCGGGGCAGCGAGTAGGCGACCTTCACCGGTCGCAGCAGGTCGACCAGGACGCCGGACTCGCCGACCAGGTAGGCCTTAACGGAGGCGGCGACGCTCATGTGCGCCGCCAGCCGTGGAACATCGAGCCGCGCTGCGGCAGGTAGGTCAGGGTCCGGGACGCCGGGACGGCCGCGCCAGTCGGGCCCGTGCCGGTCGGCCGCCGCGAGTATCGACCGTAGACGGCGTCCACGGTAGGGATGCCGGTCTTTCCCGGGCCAGGCATGTCCAGCCGGAACGTCCCGCCGTCGGTCACTGTGAACGAGCTGGCCCGGTCGGGGATACCGGACTTGTTGTAGTTCAGCAGCGTCCGGAACCGGGTCTTCGCCGCCAGCACCAGGTCGGCCGGAGGCCGATCCTGCCCGTACTCGACCTCCACGACCACGTTGGCGCGCTGCTCGGTGAAGATCGCCCCGGAAGTGCGCACCAGCATGCCGTCGCTGGTGACCGTGAGCGCGGCCAGCTCTGCCGCCGTGAAGGCGGTGAACGTGCCGTCGACCGTGTTGGCCATCTTCACCGACCGGACCGTGCGCACGTCGGCGATCGACCGGTCCGGGTCGGACAGGCGCAGCAGGAGCCGGTCAGTGCCGGTGCCGTCGAGGACCATCCGGTCGTAGCGGGGCAGGAACGCCCGGTCGCAGATGAACTCGCACTCCGTCTCGACCGCCAGCCGCGCGGCGACCAGGTCGGCGAGCGGGTACAGCGTCGTGTCGGCGAGGGTGTCGTCCGAGCCGCGCGCCTCGGCGAGGCTGAAGAAGAACCCGCCGACGATCTCCGCGTACGTCGTCTGGGTGGCCGCGGCGCCGCCGATCGTGGCCGACCAGGTGATCGTGAGCGCCGCCAACTGCGGCTGGCCGGCCAGCACGAACGTGTACAGGCCGGTCGCGGCGTGCGTGGCCGTGCCGGAGTCGACCGACGCGCCGGTGGCGTCGACCACGGCGTAGGTCACCGGCGTTGACGAGTCGGTCGGGGTTTCGTCCAGCAGCCAGATCGCGGCCAGCGTGCCGGCCGATCCCTGCTGGATCCGGGTCAGCGCGGTCGGCCGGACCGCGACATCACCTGGGAAGACGCTGAAGGCTCCGTACGCCAGGTCGACGACGGTACCGGACACGGTCACCTTGTACGACCAGCCGCCGGCCTGGTCGGTGGCGAAGGTTGCCGCCTCGTACGTGCCCGTCGAGACGTGCGTGACCGACGGCGTGATCGTCGTCCCGTCCGGCTTGGTGACCGTGAAGACGACGGTGGCGTCAGTGAGGTTGCCGTCCCGATCCTTGACCAGGTGCTTGAGGTTGACGCCGTCGCCGAGGTCGTAGCTGGTCACTCACGCCTCCAGGTCTCGGCTGTCGGTGATCGTGGTGATGTCCTGGCTGTAGGTGGTTGTGGTCAGGTCCTGGCCGGAACTGGAGGTGATCTGGTCGGGGTTCGGCGACGTGAACGACGTCGCCGGTGCCGTGCCGGGTA